TTTGTCGATGGGATAAAACCCATCGGCATTACTCTGCGGTTTCGAAGCATCGTTCGCCTGCCCTGCGTTGTTGCTTGCCGCTTTGCTCTCGGCAAACTCGAAAGATTTCACGATAAAGGATACCGTGTTCTGCTTCTTCCCTTCCCTGTCGGTGTATTCATTCTGCGCAGCTTCGCACTCAAGGATGATTTTCGTACCCTTCTTAACAAATTTATCCATTGTTTCCGCCGTTTTTCCGAAAGCAGAAATATTGAAAAAGCTCGTTTTCTTCTTATCTCCATATCCGCTTTCGACTGCAATGGAGGTTCTTCCGACCGCCAGAGGATTAGCGGACTGCGTGTATCTGAGTTCAACATCTCTTGTTGTTCTGCCAACAAAAATACATTTATTCATTTCTGCTTGTCCCTCTTTCTTCTAAAGTATTCGTTCTTTCGGTAATTTGCCTGATTTTCGATGAACGCCTTATTTTGCATTTCTTTTTTATTTTTCAAATGCTTCTGATTCCAAATTGTGAATTTCTCGCATTTTGAATGGCATCCAGCAATCCTTCTTTCGCAACCATAGCAGGGGCAGATGCCGTCCTTCGCCTTGATATTTGTATTTAAGGAAAACTCATATCTTCCCATCACTCAACCACCACCCGTCATTACGCCCTGCAACGTACACATTCGCCGTAGGACACGCTTTTTTCATACGCTCGATGAATTTATCGGAATCGGCATTATCGGCTGACAAATGACACATTATGACGTTGTGCAAGGAATCTGAATTATTCGCCTTTACAAACTCACAAGCTGTTCCAATCTCCAAGTGACCGCCGAAAATATGATTCTTTTTTCCTTCGTTATCTGGATAAATCATGTCCTTGTCATAATTTACACCCAATAGAATGTGGTTAATGGATTTAAACTTCCATTTGATAACTTTACAATCGGTAATGTAAAGCATCCGCCCCATTTCCTTGTGAGTTATCAGAAAGCCATATATCGGGCAAGGTTCGCCGTCCGCATCTGTGTGTGTCCATCTACCGTCAATCGTTGTAAGGTCAAAAGATTTTACTACAAATCCGCCCATATTTACCGATTTACTATCGTTTTTCAGATATGGTACAAAAACGGGTATTCCCATTCTTTTAAAATCTTCTATCGACCTGCTATGGTCAAGTCAGAGATGTTTATGAGTAACTATCGCTCCGACAATATTTGATATTTTCCAATCAACACCTTTTTTAACAGTCTTTTCTGATACGCCTAAATCAAGTAACAAAATTTCTCCTGTTCTGCTGATTAAGGCGTGCGAATTTCCACTTGAGCCTGTGGCTATCGTTCTCAAAAACATCTACATCACCTCGCCTTCTTTTTCAAATTTCCATACATAACCGCCTGCCTGTTTTCTTACACTACCTTTTGAGTTGTATGGCTCTTTGCTTGCGACTTGAGATATATTTCTTTGGCATATCCCTGTCATTCTGCTTGCTATTTCACAGTTGACATAATAACGATTATTTAATTCCTTCAACATGGCATCTTCCTATTGTAATACATCTTAATTTCGTCAAGAACAACCTCCACAACATCCATGTCTTACGCAAGAATTAAAAACCAAATCTATTTCTCTTGCATACTGACGGTATTGTTCCGGTAATTTGTTTAAGTATATTTCCCATTCTCCTGAGTGCGTGCGATATTCTTCATCTATCCATCCTCCAGATTGCCAAAACGAATCATAATTAGAATCATTAAATTTTGATGTTTTCAAACAATAATCCTTATAATCATGACCGAATTTAACTATTTCTCCGTCAATTTTTAAAGTCAATACCCCCCTGCAAAGATTAGGGAAAGAACCTGTATAATTGACAAATTCAACATGTTCTGTTTTTGAGATATTCTCTGTGTTTGTATCGACTATCATCATCACACCTCGCTATCATGCGGAAATCGAAAGACTCTCGGATAATTGAAAGCGAAATAACTTCCGTTGATACTTTTTGTTTATTGGAAGTTTACGTATTCCGCTCTCAACATTTTCATAGCCTTTTCGGCTTTTTCTTTTGTCGAATATTCAGCTAATTCCCAAATAGTACCAGAACTTACTGCATAAGCAATAATCGCCATTTCATCATCGTAGTCGATTGAAATTGAAATCTGTTCATACGGCAAATCAATTTTTCCATCCTGACTAATAATTCTCATAAATCATCCCTCCTACACAATTTCCCCATCAATGATGTTTTCCTCGTCAAAATCAACAGAATTTGCACTTTCCGCAACATCATCCTGTGTCTGACGGTATGTATCATCCAATTCAATTTGTGCTTGTCTTGCCATCTGGTCATAATTTTTTGGGTATTTCCTTGTTGCGTTGTTGCACATTTTCCGCTGAATCATGCTCTCTGGCATGTCCAGCCATGCACCGCTGATAAATTGTCTGGCAATTTCACATTCCAACATATCATCAACCGTGCTGCACGCTCTCAATGCGTTCAGAATTTCGTCCTTCTTGGCTTTGATTTCCTCTTTCTGTTTATCTGTAGCCTTGTATCTGTCGGCACAAATGCCGAATGTAGCGTTCATCATATTTTGCTTAACGTGAGCCAAAAGATTGACCTTTACGCTTGCCCTATCAGCTGTCAGATAAGTTACTGTGCCATCCGTCAGTTTGACAGGATACACCACACGAACCGCCTTATCGGATAATCCGTTTTCTTCCCACTCTGGCGGTGTCAGTTCCAAACCATTATGTTTGGGTGGGATATAGGTATCTCCTTCTTTGACTACCCAATATGGATAAACTTGTTCGACATCCTTGCCGTAATGAGAGAGAAGGGAATCATATCCTGCACCCTCGATACCCATTTCAACAACCTTTACCCACTCGTTCCCACGCTTGACATTTCTAAGCTGGAAATAACACTCCCTCGGATATGCCGCAGGGTTCAATTTCAGCCCTGCACAGTTTTCAACGATGCCCCTCAAGTTGCTTGTATCGAGAGAGTTCATGCTCGCTTTTCCATCGTTCTTCACGAGGTTGTAAATGCTGCCGACCGCCTCCATAGCACATTTTCTGGAATATTCATCAAAAATAACGCCGCAAGCCTCATAGTCTTTTGCAATCAATCCTGTAATTTCGTTGCTCCACCGACTTAATGCCGTTGTAAATTCCTTTTTTTCTGCCACCTGTGTATTTTCAGCCATTATTTCATTCCTCCTCCAACGGTCTGTTCCAACATTCTTCGCATTCTTCTGAAACAAATTGTTCGTCCGTATCTAAAAAGCACTCTTTATTTGTCGCATATCCCAACGAATGAGGGCAAATTTCCGGAAATTTGTTATATGCCAGTTCGGCCACTTTCGGATACTTCTCCAAGAAATCCTGCAAAAGTGTTTTTCTTGGATGTTCCTCAGACCACTTCTTCACGATGGCGACCACTTTTTCTATATCATTAAAAACCCACTTACAAGGCATACAACTGCGAGATGAAGAATCTTCCATTGGGCAATCACTACAAAACGGATACTTTTGACACATTCTATGCCATTCTCTCAAAAACTCCAACGCTGTCATTTCTACCATGTTGCATCACTCCTCACATGCTTCATATGTCTGCTCGAAAATATCTGGTTTACAGGGGTAAAGCTCTCCCTTCACTCCACGAATCACATAGTCCCCAACACTCACATGATGCGTTCCCTCTAATGTATCAATATATAGTTCGATAGGTGTTTTTTCTCCGTCATCACTGACATAGTGCATGATGCCATTCTCAAAGGCGCTTACCGCCCAATCGGGGACATAATATTTACCATCGGAACCTTTTAAATCTCCGTCGTATTTGAACGCTTCAATTGCAACGGGCTTCTTTCTGTATTTCATTTTTTACCCCTCCATTTCGCACACATTCAGCACTTCATCATCCGTCCTGCGAATAACAATCAACTGGCGGCTTACATCTGGAATCCTGTTTTCGTCCAAGGATTCTGTATCATCAATCCAAATCGGCAACTTGATTCCGTTCATGTCCTGTAATCCTTTTAACAGGAAAATTTCTGCAAGAATTCTGTCCCCATGATTCAATCCATTAAAGTAATCAACGCCGTTAACATTGATTCTCAAAGTTTCCTTAATATCTCCGCTCAATGTTTCTTCGCTCATTTTTATTTTGATAAACTCAAATTTCCTGTTTACCATATCCTCCAGAGCTACATTTTTAGCAATGCTGAAATCCTGCAACATATCAATCTGGCGTTCAACGTCCGCTATTTTCTGCGCCTGTTCCTTAACGGATTCCTTCAACGAATCAATTCGTTTTTCTGTATTTTCGGTATCTCTGATAATAGCTTTGATTTCAGATTCTTTCTGTGAAAGGTCAGCCTTGTAGCTACTGATTCGTTCCGTTACCTGCCGCCATAAATCGGTCGATTCAAAAAGCCTTGCTGCTTCTGCTTCTGATTTTTCCAATTCTTCCGAAGTCCTTTTGTATTCCTCCGTTTCAGAAAATTTCATATCGGAAAATATTTTTTCTTTTTCAGAGGAAATTTCCTCTACTCGTTTCTTCTTATCGGAAATAAACGCCGTCAATTTTTCGATTTTCTTGGAATTAAGGCTGAGTTTTTCTCCAACTTCCTCAATCTCGGATTCCGCAGAGGAAATAGCACTTTCTGTAAGCCGGATATTTTCTTCGCTTTCTTTCTCAAATTGCTCTCTATCTTCCTCTGTTTTATCTTCTGGCAAAGACTGCCCACAAACATGACACACGCCACTTGCGATAAAATCAGCATTTTTCAGCCGCAGGCGTTCTTTTACCAAATCCATCAACTCCTTATTTTTTAAGGCAAGAAAGATTTTGTTATCCTGCAATTTTGTATTTCTTTTGGTCAACTCCGCTGATTTTTCTGAAATTTCCTTATCCAGAACAGCCAATTCTTCATTGATAGCACCGATTCTTTCCCTTTGCGTTTTTGTCTGCTCCTTTTCGATTTTGGATAACTCGCCTTTGAGTTTTTCGATATGTGAAAGCAGGAAAGTGTATCTGTCGATTGAAATATTCAGTGTTTCTTTCAGGTTCTCCATACTATCAATGTTTCCGATAATAACCGCTTTCTCGGATTCCAATTTCTGCAAATCAGAATCATCCGACCTGTCAAGTCTGCGCTGCTCGTAGTCCAATTCAACATTCAGCCTGTCCAGTTCTCCGTTTTCGACAGAAAGGCGTTTTTTCAGTTGCTTCAATACGTCCTCCGTTTTCTTTCCTGCGGTCATTTCGTAAATGCTCTGGTATTCTGCATTTTCCTTGCAAAAACGCTCCACATCGAACCCAGAAAGGCTCTCAACGGCTTGTCTGGCATCCGCAGTCGATTTTTTCAAGGTCGACAAAAATACAGACGCATTGGAACACATTGCAATCGTTTCTGGCGGTGCGATACCAGACAAGAAATCATTGACTTCCGCTGCTTTCGCAGATACGCCATCAAGAATATAAACAGTTTCATTTCCGATAAAAACGCCCTTACGATACTTTCTTTTAGTCACTTTTCTAATTTCGTGTTCAATTCCGTTGATTTCCAAAGTAATCGCTCTTTCGATTTCCTTGACAGGCTTTTCTTCTCCGTTTTCGTCCACAGGACAAATATTATTCGGTGCTGTACCGTTAGCAAATTTCCCTGTCATAACATCAAAGTAGGCGTTCATCAGGGTAGACTTGCCGCAACGGTTTTTACCTCTGATTTCCGTTTTTTCGGAAAAGTCAACCTCCACATTTTCAGCACCCATATAGTTTTTAAGGCTGATTTTTTTCAATAACACTTCCGTCAATCACTCCACATCCTTTCTATACATTCGCTACAGCCAACGATTTCTCCGTCATCCCTTTTATAAAGGTATTCGTATTGCGTCTCTTGGCAGTGCGGACATTCTTCCTGCTCTTTTTCGCAGTATCCGCAGCCGTCACATTCATTCTTTAACCCTGTCCTGCATGGGTAAGCCATCATCATCACCGCCAGTGAGCATAGCTAAGATTTGTTCGGAATTCACAAATTTGTCTGTTTTCAGATATGCAATAACAGCCTTTACCCTGCCGTTCAGTTCCCACAGTTCCTGCAACTCATTCTCTGGTGTTAATTCTCTGCCGTTTTTCATTTTCTCTTTCCTCCCTTTTCCGCCTTTTATATTTTTTTGAGTATTCTTTCTTGTAGGCATCGACCTTCTCTTTATTGCTCTCTTGATAAGCGCGCACGCTTGCTATGTATCTATCTCTATTCTTTCGGTAACGTTCCCTAGCCTTTTCGCGAATCCTCTCTTTGTTTTTCTCGTAATAGCTTTTCTGGTATGCTTTGGCATATTCTTTGCGTTCTGAATAATACTTTCTGAGATATTCTTTTTTTCTCAAGCCTGTTTTGCTTCTCGTCATCCCTGCAATTCTGTTGATTTCAGCGTCCGTCACATATTCCTTGCGCGAAAAATCATCACAGATGCAATCTGGGTGCGGACATTCAAAACAGTTGAAATCGCATACAGGCTTTTTCATTTTTCCTGCCCTCCGTAGAACAAACTGCCGATTGCGATTGCAATCATAACGCTGCTTGCGAGATAAAACATTATTCTCCCGTCAGCATTTTCCAGAACAAACACCATGACACAAAGAGAAAGAAACGTTCCCAGAAACATAGCTGCCCACCGCAGCAGACCACGGCGGATATAAAACGCCGCCCGTTTCCAATTTCTCATAACCTCACCACTTCCCCATCACTTTCAAAGAACTGACTGTAGCGGAAACTCTCTGTATAACCTCCTGCAAACATGGCGGTGAAGATGAATGGATACAACCCTGTTACCGGTCCTGTCATCCTGTTCTTCTTTTTCGCAGGACGTTCGCTCCATGCCTATCCTTGCCGAACTCAAGCATCTTAACCTTCTTGCCTACAAACAGTTTCTTTTGCGCTGTTTCTCTGATTTGTTCGATTTTCATGTTTTGCACCCCTACCTTTGCTACACTCCGGGCAATAATAGCCCTTTTGGGTATCCTGCGTTGCGGCAACGTTCCAAACCTTACCACAGATATTGCAGGCTACTACTCTTTTATTTGTTGGCGTTCTACGCGGCAACCCGATTGACATTTCCTATCCCCGCCCTTCTTACTTCTTCTGGTTAAAAAAGGCATACAGGAAAATCAGAATCATCTCCGATGCGATTGTCACGAAAACGCCTGCTACAAATGGATTTACATACATCTTTATTCACCTCACTAATACCAAATCTACCAATCTAAAAAAGTTTAGAATTGCGAAGAAAAGAAATGAAACAGCACAAAACCCCAAGGCTTTGCTTTCGTTTTCAATACACCTTAATGTACAAATTACAATATTACAATCATTCCTTTTCCTCCGCATCTTCTTTTTTCCGCTCTGCCATGCTCTCAACTTTGCCGAGGATATAGCCCTTATCAAAATCGGACATCTGCGGAATTGCTTCTTTCAGCTTTTCTACTACCTGTTTTTCCTTTTCGCTCATTTCCTGTACCTCCTTCCTTAAATTTTCTTCCCATTATCGTCAACCGCATAAAGCTCGATAATATGAGGTTCTCCGTCAATAAAATCTACAACCGCAGCAACATGAAAATCGTTTCCAAAGTGCAGCGTGATAACACTTGCGGTTCCACCATCGCTACATTCCGCTGTTTGCTCATGAGCTTCTGCAAACCGAAATCCTATTGAAACATCAAATTCATTTAATTTATCAATGTTCATCTTTCTTTCTCCCTTCTATGCGCAATATTTAATTTCGTACTCGGAGACAATTTTTGAAAAAATCTCCCGAAGTTTCTTGTCTCCCTCAATCACATCAATTTTTCTGATACTATTGATTGCGGTTTTGGTCGCACCAGAATTTCCCATCCTCTGCTTCATGTTTCTAAGCCTTGTGCCTAAGTCGCATCCGGCTCTTTGTTCCAATTCTGAATACAGTTGTGTATTCAATGTTTGAAAATCAATTTTGGAACTAAACTGAACACGTTTAATTTTTCTGTTAATCTCAATCCGCCAATTATCAAGTACAGGTTTAACAGCTTCCTTAATTGTTTCTGTAGTTTCAACCGCCTTTTTCGCTGTTTCATTCGCAAGTGCAATCTGCCTGTCTCGCTCTTTATCTTCCAACTCTTTATTAGCGATGCTTTGCGCCAGTTTTAAGATAAGCTGCGTTTCCGGCGATAATTCCTCATTGACAAGCCGTCTTGTCTTAAAATATCCGTTCACAAGCTGTCTTTGAACCGTCCATGCCAAATCGTCCGTAAATGACTTGACTAACATCAAATATCCCTGTTCTGTTAGCAGAATTTTGTTTGTAAAATCATTGTCGGATATAGGAAACATGCGGCTTGTACGAATTTCGTCCGCACTAACAACGAAATAATCTTCTCCATCAATAAATCTGTTTCTGTTAGAATTAAAATTTCTTCTCGCCGTTCCCTCAGGTCTTTCATGGACCATATCAACATCTTTCAATGTTACAACTCTTTGTCCTCGATATTCCTTTACCGAAATATCAGTATTTTGGATATGAACCAAATCGTTCATTGCACCATTCCTTTCTTTGTTATAATTTCCTTATCAAACGATAAGGAGGTGTATTTATGGCAAAATGTCCATTGAACAATTTTTCATCATGCCAAAACGATTGCGCTTGGTATCTTCCTAAATCGCAGTGCTGCTCTGTGGCAAAACTGGCAAAATTAAACAGCATTGATGCAATTTCGGAATTAAAAGCAATCCAGAGAAATCTTTCAAGTATCGAAGAACGAATCAATCGTTGATTCTAATCAAAATCGTATTTGCGATTCTGTCGATTTCTCCCGCAATACGGATTTTCACATGAACATCCTGTGTCTTTTTGCCTTCCTCTTCCAACTCTTTCATCTGTCGGAAGAGGATTTCTTTTACATCTAAATCGAATTTTCTTTCTTCCATCGTTTCACCTCCTTCCCTGTTTTGTGGTATAATCCCTTTAAAAAGGAGATTTTCAAAATGTTTCATGATTACGATAGAATCAATAAAATAATGCAGAGCAACTTAGATGCCATGTCCCCAGATTATGAAGAAGGTAAAAGCCCTCTTGAAATGATGGAACACCAGACGGCTTTTCTTGAGAAAACATCTCATGAACTCCGCAATCTTGCTGATTCTGCAAAATCTCAAGCTGAATCTGCCAAAGCAGTCGCGGAAAGTTCAAAAATTCAAGCTGATACAGCCATCGAACAATCCAAATTAGCGAAGGAAACGGCGGAATCGTCCAGAAAATATTCCAACATTTCTGTCATAACATCCATTGTTTCCATCACAATTAGTATCACAGCCATCATATTACCCTTGATATTGAAATCATGAAGGCTACAATAGAAACCGCTAATGCAACCAAAGAAAAGTAAAATACTTTTTTCATCCCACCACCTCCTTATTTCGTTTACCCTGTAAACATATTATAGTCCCTAAGAAACCCAATGTCAATGCTAAACGTTGACTTAGTAAATATTTCTGTGTATAATAGGTATGAAAGGAGGGATAGAATTGAACGAAAGAATCAAAACATTAAGAAAAGAGTTGAAAATGACTCAAGACGCATTTGCATCCAAAATCGGTTTGTCAAGGAATTTCATTGCGCAGATTGAAATTGGAACGAAAGTTCCGTCTGCCAGAACAATTTCAGACATTTGCAGAGAATTTGATGTAAATGAAAACTGGCTAAAAGATGGTACGGGAGAAATGTTCATCGAAAAAACAAAAAGTGAGCAAATTTGGAAAATGCTTTCGGATGTAACGAAAGATGATGAAGATTCTTTTAAGCGTCGTCTTGTTGCGGCTCTTTCAAATCTTGATGAATCTGGATGGATTGTATTAGAAAATTTAATAAACGACATTCAGAAAAAAGGGTAAAAGAAAATCGAGGGTAATGTACAAACCCTCGATTTTTATGTAAAAAAATAATTATAAAAAAAGATTCTTAACCGCCGTGTATATCGCCTTCAAGAATTCCCTATTATCGCAATTCTTTGTCATTTTAATGATTTCTTTTCTATAAAATTCGTTTGTTCTGTGAATATTATCATTTCTTGTCATAATCTTAACGCCCTTTCTACATTTTCGACATTTTTAGCTATAGACTTTTTATTTTCAAGGTTTACAATAGATATTAGGCGGCGAGAACGCCAATCCAAACGCCGCCCAATAACCAGAACTGCGGTGTACCTGTTTTTTAGGTACAAGCTAATTATACCAGAAGGGAGAAGGATTCCATTGCAGTTGACTACCAAACATTCAGCAAAACTTTCCATTCAACTACAAAATAGAAAGGTGTGTGAATTATGGGGTAAACCCGGGGCAATGTATATCAAATCTAATCTCAAGACCGAGTTATGCCGCGAGATGCTTCTAAAGGGGTGGAGCATCGCGCAGCTTTCCATCCAATGTGATTTATCATACAAGGCTATGTATAATATCATCAATGAGGAAACGGAAGATATGCGGCTTTCCACGTTCGTTAGAATCTGCGACAATGTCGGTATATCTCTGGTAAAGGTTCTGGAAATTTCCAATTCGGAAATTATTGACGATGGTCTTTCTAAGGCTCTCATCACTTGTGGCGGCAATCGTTACATATTGAAACGAATATTTTAGGATTGAGGGGCTTTTATTAGCCCCCTTTCCTTTTTACCTGTAGGTCATTCGCTCGATACGGTCAAGAAATCTGTCCGCATCCTGTTCTAACTCTGGGAAATATTTTACAATATCAATCGGGTATTCTGGATACTTCCCGACCTCATTCTTGTAAATCTCCCTTGCGGCGTTCAAATCGTATCGTTCGGAAAGTCGATTCAAGATACAATGATAAAGATAGCTGCGGCTGTTTCCGCTGTCTCTGCAAAGTCGATACATCCTACCCTTGTTCCGCTCGTACCAGTCAGATACAATCGGTACTCTGGGCGTGAAATCCTCTGCGAGCGGTTCTTTGTAATATGGCTCTTTCTGCACCTCTCTGACCTTGAAATTAAATCGTCTGTAAATGCCTTTACAAGCAGGAGATACCCTCTTTCGGTTATCAGCGTAATGCCCTTGTTAGGAATGGAAATATTTCTATTGTCCGTTAAACGGACATTAGGATTTTCCTTAGGCTTTAAACTGATATAGTGTTTGTTTTCTTCAAATCTTTTTTTGTTTCTATAAAACGCCTTTCTTGCTGTTCCTGCTGGTCTCTGATGCACCGTGTCAATGTCCTTGAATGTTACAACTCTTTCGCCGTCATACTCTCTAATCTGCATTTCGGTGTTTTCGATTGTGATAACGTCATTCAATTTCGATAACCTCCTTCAATCTTAACTTGAAAGAGATTTCCCTTTATGTTAAAATATTCCATAGAGAGAAATCTCGAGTGGATTAACGGTTACAAACTTTGGTCGGGGCGTAACCGTTATTTTTTTTGACCTTTCAGTTTTTCAATCCCGAATCTTATCAACTCTAATATCGAGTATCCGCTTTCAGAAGAAAATTTCATGATTTTTTCCTTTTCCTCTCTAGTCACTCTTACATAGATCCTATCATTCATTGGATTTTCAACCTTTGGTCTTCCTGTGCGTGGAGACATTTTCATCACCTCACTTTCTGTACGCACATTTAATATATAATAGTACGCACAAAAAGTCAATAGATTTTTAAAAATTCCAAAAGAAAAAGCACCCGAAGGTGCTTTTTCTGCTTTTAATTGCCTTTTACGATATCCACAATTTCCTCTGTTCGTTCCAGTCCCTTGTTGAAACTCCCTGAATTTTCTTTGAGAAAAGAAAACCTTGCAACGCAGATAATTACAATGACGATGAAAAGAAGAATTTTCATTTTTTTGTTCATTTTGTCAACTCTTTCACCTCAACGGTATATCCCATGATTTCCCCGACTTCCGTACACTTGCCTTTTACAGTAACAATATCTCCCTTTGCGGCACTTTTTACGAAATCCTTCTGTGTATCGTCTTTGAGTTTGCAGCTTACGGAAACGATGTGTAATCCTTCCGTTGGCATAACGCCGATGTAGGCTAAATCACTGTCAATGACATCCATAGAACCGCTAAACTCAATGTATGTATCTTTGTACTTTTCAGCCGCAGCAGCAGGATTGTTTTCCAAATCATCATACATTGCTTGAATATCAACCTTGTTGTATTCAATGTCCTTTTCTTCCTTTTTGCTGGAATCGTCTCCGCCGCCAATCGAAGCAATCGCAATAATAATTAAAAAAATCCATGCAATAATAAATTTCAACTTACCGCCTTGCTTTTTCCGACAATTCGGGCAAATCTTAGCTTTTTTCGGAATATCTGACTGGCAATGTTTGCACTTTTTTACTTCATTTTCTTTGTTTTCCATGGTTAAACTCCTTTTCAATATTATTTTCTCGCTTCAACGTATACCTCATACTTATCAAATTCATTTTCTGGGAATAGCTCAAATTCTTCCGTAACTGTTCCGCCTGCGCTCAGTTTGTAGCTATTATCGTCTAAATATTTGTAATCAGAACCAACTACTTTCCCATTTTTGAAGAAAAATACAGTTGCCTTTACAAATTCCATATCATAGTTTCCTAAGTTTGTAGCAGCAACAAGAACCTTATCCCCTGCTTTGGAGGAAGTTGTTTTCAAATCTGCGGTTGCTGATTTGAAATATGTTTCTTTTTCTGTTTTTAATGTATATGTTGTTTTTGCAGGAACACTATCAAAAATATGTGTCAAGATAGCTGTTTCTCCACTGCCGACAACAGGAGCAGAATCAGACTTTGCCCCGATAGAATTTCCTGCCGCATCCTTTGCAACTACATTGCTTTCAATCCTCAGCGCATCGGGAGAATTATTTGTTACAAGAAGGTCATAATAAAAAGAACCGTATTTCTCATAATAGTATTCTTTTGCGCTTAATTCTGTTGTCTGATTGCTTGTTGTTGGCGTGGTATTCTGCGGCTTTTCGCCAAGATAAACCGTTTTCGTTGCGCCATCCCATGTAACATCTTTCCCTACTTTAGCAAACGCCACCGTACCAGAACCAAGCACCATGGACGCAACCACAGCACCGCAAACCATGTCTTTTAATCTTTGAAATTTCATATAAAACCCTCCTTTTTGTTTTGTCCTTCCATCATATAACACTAACAATTTTTTTGCAATATTTTTTTGTCTTTTTGTGAATATTTTGCCTTTTTGGTGGGTTTTTGGGGTTCTGCTTTCAAAAAATTTTTCGCCCTATTTTTGGCAAAGAAAAAAGCACCGCATAAAGCAGTGCCATTTCTCACTTTTATCCACTGGGAAATCTTAATCATTTTTATAATACCAAAAACAGAAAACATTTTCAATATGCATTTTCGCCCTATATTCGCCCCTATAAGCCGCCTTTTTATTTCACTTGACCGATTAACCGCCAAAAAAAAGAAAACGCCCTCTCACAAGCCGCAGAGGGGCAGAGAAAGCATTTCCTTATTCAGCTTCTCAAGGTCGAATTTTTCAAGCCTTGACAGGTCGAACGCCTGTAATTTTTCTATACATTCTTTTCGGGTTTTTCCGTAAACACCTATCAACATACCGCTTTTTGCTTCTGTCACGCCCCAAGAACCACCAGAGCCGCAGACATAAAAAACAAATTCGCCACGTTCTACCTTGTACCCCTCAGCCTGCACACGTTCCTTTTTTCGTCCTGTAAGCTGACGGACTGCGAAAAACTTTTCTTTTTTCATGTGGTTACACCTCCCTTTTACACAGAAAATCCGTAGAACGTCAAGCCCTGCGGATGCCTTTTTTCCCTTGGCTTGTCTCATCAGTTGGAAGGTTGCCGCCCTACCCAAGACCGCCCGAAGGCGGTTTCGACTTAATCTGCTAAAATTGACCTTGCGGTGTTAAAAACGTAAAGTCTGTTGTGCGGATGATGTTTGAAATCTCCGTTGTTTTTAATCGTTTTCCCGATATTTTCATATTTAAGGCTGACAACGATTAAATATTTTTCGAGCATTTCATCGGAACATTTTAAGCAGTTTATAGCATTTTGGATGCTGCTTTTATTACTATTCCAGTAAATACCTTCGATTCTGCATTTCTTTTCTTCCTGTAATTCGTTAAATTCTTTCATTAAATCTTTCTTTGTCATTTTGATTTCCTCCTTCGTTGTCCTCTGTTGTTTTCTATGGTCTTATTATATATCATGTTATATATAATATCAATACTTATTTTTGAAAATATATAAAATTTTATATATTACAATATATTGCACAACTTCATTTAATATTGACTACATATATAAAGTGCTATATAATAAAATAAAACGAATGGAGGTTTTAATATGGGAAAGACACCTGAATACACCAAAAAAGCAATCAATAATTATCGGGATAAATTTGACTTTATACAAATCAGATTCCCAAAAGGAACGAGACAACGTCTAGAAGCTGCTGAAATCGGAAATATCAATGACTATGTTGTTGATTGCGTCCTTAAATCATTGGGAGACATTCCCGCAGAAACCGAAGAAATGCAAGACACTACACCAAATACAGAAGCGGCGGAGATTACCCCCGCAGAGCCGGAAACGTCAGAATCGTTCAATCCCCTACCCGATGCGAAAACACCCGACAGCACGCCCGAAAACGGCTTGAAACCGCTGACTATTGAGGATATTCAAGCCATGTTCGATAACAGGAAAACGGACGAAATCAGACAGGAGGAAGAAAGGCAGGAGCGGAAAGAACAGGAGGAGCAGGAGCGGCGCAAGCTGCTGGCTAATCCAGAATATGCCGCCACCTATGCGCAGCTTATGGCGATGGAGACCGCAGAGAAGGAGAAGAAACGAGCCGAAATGCTCACCAGAGCGAGACTTGAGACGTTATAAACCTGACCGCCAGAAATGGCGGTTATTTTAATTGACAATTTTCTATCTTTTTCAAGATATATTTTTGTGTCTTAAAAAAGCCATATTCCATTGACTTTGTGGCTCAAAAATAGTATGATATATGAAATCAGGAAAGGAGATTGATAAATATGATTAGATTCAAATTTTCGGTTTACGAGGCGTTGGAAACAGCTGGCATTACTTCTTACACTGCTATTAAATATGGGGTATTTTCGCAAGAAACATGGCGGAAAATTAAGAAAAATGATACAAATATCAGTATGAAAACGTTAAACAATATTTGCAAAATCCTAAATATGCAGCCAGAACATTTAATCGAATACGTTCCAGATGATAATTGACAACTGTATATCTGGGAAAATCTAGCTTACTTTAGACACCGATACCCCATACAAGCATCTGTATCTGTAAGGGGTTAAAAAGAATGTAATCTAGTATCTTACTTCATACAGTAAAACCAATGAAATCTAATATATTCAAGAATGAAATCTAAAAAAGAATTTAAGTACGTAGTAATATATTAGATCTTAAAACAAATACAGAAACCGATTAAATCATAAAAAATAAAATTCCCTATTGACAGAATGATTAAATTTTTGTATCATATCCCACAAGAAAGAAAATTGAATTTAAAAGGCATCCAGCTAACGCCGTTGCTCTGGATGACCTGAACGGCAAGGACGGCACCCCAATTATTGATTAAGATACCAACACGCCACAGAATGAGAGTAAAATCTTTTTCTGTGGCTTTTTTAATTTACCGCAGCAGGAACGAGGAAGGAGGCGCGGAGCATGGAAAATAAAATTTATGATTCAGAAATCGAGGCGTGTCTAGATTCATTCTGTGCCGAAAAGGGGATCTCGGATATCTCCAAGGAATCCCAGAGCGTCTGGAATGCGGCGCTAATGTATATTAAAAAAAATGTATTCCCAGACACAAAACAGTTAAAATCTAGTATTTTATTCAAGAATGGTATAGGAGCAATGAGCAATTGTAATGCCTATGACTATGAGCTTGTAGACCATATCTGTGATATATATATTTATCTATCCCTGATGAACGATAAAGAAGTATCTATCAATGGCTTTAGTTTTTTAACAGGGATAAGTAGAGATGCAATAAAAGAATGGGGAAATGGTAATAAAAAACTAAGTGATAAAGCTTTCAAAATTTACAAAAAGCTAGTAGATGTAAGGCTTGAGAGTTTATCGGGCAAACTAGCCAATCCTAAATCACTTTTACGGTTGGAACAGCCCATATGCGCCAGATGCTAACAGACATCGCACCGCCCTATCAGCTGCCGAACTTCCAAGACTAAACGAGGTTAAAACTGTTGAAATTGCACAAGATGCAGACAGATTGACGGACAGCGGAAACGAATAAATCAATATCTAGTTTAAAATAAATTCTTGACACAATATATTGATTTAAAACTATTCGCATAACTATCATTTTGCGAATAAATACAGAAAATTATAGCCAATGCGGATGAACAGCGGTTGTTGCGGCTTTTGGGGAGCAGAAAAAGCCTCTGCTTAGTCCCACAAATATCCGCAAAAACAAAAAGCCCCTATCTTGCATAAAGGAGTGAACAATATGCTTTCTTTAAACCCATTTAGAAGAATTAAGGATTTGGAATTCGATGTCGATGTGCGAGACCGTACAATCGAAAATCTGAAAAAGGAGATTGAGGAATTAAAATCTCCTACAAGACCAAAGTATCATCCGAATAATACCTGTACTGACTGTGAATATTGCATTATTGAGGAGCAGACCTACGGAAAAGCAGTTTTTAAAGGCTATTATTGCAGACTCAATAATAACTGCGAAGATTACACTTTGAAAGAGCAAGTAGGCGGTGTTACATATGTACGATGAAAAAGAATGTTGCGGTAAGTGCAAATATGCCAGTATAGACCATGAGCTGCTTTTTACTTGCAATAACGAGGATAGTGAATATTACACTGATTACACGGAATATGATTATGGCTGTGATTATTTTGAACCGAAGGAGTGAACAGAATGAGAATTTTAAGCCAAGATAGAACAGCTTCCATTGATGAAAGTGGAGTATCACTGTTAGTAGTTAAAAATTATGTCAAGGCCATACTTAACGATACAACACTCAAGTCTATTTTTCTCGGAGAATATAGGAACGCAGAGCGAGCAATGGAAGTGCTTGCAGAGATTCACGCTCTGTATGAAGAACTCCCCTTCTCTGGCAGTACAGTTTTTTATATGCCAAAGGAATAGCACAGACATGCACCAGTAGTTTAATGGCAAAACAGAAGTTTTCCAAACTGCGGAAACGGGTTCGATTCCCGTCTGGTGCTTTTCATCGGGTTTTTGGACATTTTTCCCGATGGATAACACAACCTTTCACCCACTAGGGGAATCCTGTTAAGAGCCATCGCACGGCTCGGTGGGCTTTTGGCTTGTATGCCGATGGGGACTGGCAACAAGACCAAACACCAACTTCATATTTGGGGCGTTTTAACGGCATCACGCCCCACTCTGGATTCTTAGCTCAGTTGGTTAGAGCATCCGGCTCATAACCGGACGGTCCTCGGTTCAATTCCGAGAGAATCCATTTGCGGTCTTTCGGTATCATGGTTTATCGCAATCATAGATTCTGCTGACTGACCGCATATAAAACCTACCCTTCAAAAATCGACAAACCCCCTGTCAGTCCGTTTTTCTGATTTCGTGACTGACATTAAACTCAAAACTGAAAAATCATGATGGGGATTGGATAGAAACTTGATTTAGGTGAGGTCGATTCGGATTTCACTATTAGAGATGGTGTCTTTTAAATCCCCATCCTCTGCCAACATACCGAAACGGTTATAACGGCGTGGTCTTGAAAACCATTGTGTCGGTTAGAATCCGACATGGGGGTTCAAATCCCTCTGTTGGCGTTAGGGTTCACGATGAAAACCTTACTCGCAACCTTATGGGTTAAAATCGTTGTAAAAATGCGTGTGCCGAAAGCAGTCTTTTAGGTCTGCGATAAAGCGGACTTGCCCCGGGTTATTAGCCTGCGAGTAGGCGTAGGATAATTCAAAATTGAATTATGGTAGATGGTGGCGGAATAGGTATACGCTGGGAGTTCCCATTATGAATAATAATGCCCAGAAAGCACTCTCAAAGGGACACAGGGAGATAAGTCTTTCATGCGTGGTGCAAATCCACGCCCATCTAAGAGGTCTGGTCGCACCAGAATAGAGTGTTGGTTGCGTGAATCCCACTTGAATTAAAAAAATGCCGATGGCAGATTGGATGTCACCCTTTCTGCCTATCGGAGACGCACACGTTATCCCGATTATTTGATTGAAAACGAAAGGCGGTGTTTGCAATGGCGCAAGGCGTAAAAACCATAAGCAAGAAAAAATTCTTTGAAGCATTTGAATCGTTCTGTAGCGGTCGGATGACACTGTCCAAAGCTGCAAGATATATCGGTATCAGCGTGCCTACTGCATCAAAATACTTCAACATGTACATAAAAGGTGAGCCATTCCCAGATACGCTGTTCGGGACTGACGAAGACCAAGAACAACTGTGAGAATTTCTAAAATTTAAAGAGGAGTTGAGAAAATGAGTGATTGCGATTTAAGAACTTGCAGATACAACAAAGACGGCAAATGTACTGATGCTGACAACCGAAAAGAATGTGTTAAAATTGCAAAACTGGTATTATGCAAGGATTTTGCCTATGAGAGAGAAGTCGATAACAGGTAAATACATAGGAAACGCCATAGGATATTGCCACTGTAAGGCTCATACTGGGGCGTTAAACAAGGAACTTGCTTACAAGCATAAATGTATCGCTAAACGGTGTAAATGGCTTGAGAAGTACAATGATGAGGCGTGGAGAAGGAAAGAAAGGTATGTGAGATAATTTGCAGTCATGGCGTAATGGTATCGCAGCGGATTGCTAATCTGTCCATCAAAATGATGTGTAGGTTCGATTCCTACTGACTGCGTCAAGGAAGGAGAGTATGATGCATATGAAAAAAAGAATTATTCGTCTGTTCACAATCGCTTGTATTTTGGTTTGCACAATAATTGGAGCAACTGGTTGTTCAACCATTGAAAGAGCAGCTGTAAACATTAAAAGCGATATATCTGGAGGGTTGCAGAGAACCATTACTGTGTATACAGCAGATGGAAAGGAAATGGCAACCTATGAAGGGAAAATTGATATCGAGACCACCAGCGGCGGTTATGTTAAATTTGATTTTGACGGGGAAAGAAATAACAAAGATATATTTATTACAACTGCTTTGTGGAAACCATTGCAGACATAAACTAAAAACAATTACCGACTAACAATTGGAAGTTAGCCGCTAACCCTAAACATCTGAGGGCAAAGGATTTTTGCACCTTTGCTTATTTGAGCGGAGGTGCTTTTTTAATGGCAAGTTTTGAGTTGATAAGTGCCGTACAGGACTACGAGAAATACATAGAAAAAAATGGAATCAATGAACAGGTTATAGATGTCTATTGCGAAGCTGTGAATACGGCGTTCGCGAACGAAAAAGATATTTCCTATGGCTTAGAACTGTCCGCACGGTGCAAGGAAATCATTGAAACATACTGCCTGAATTCTTCTGGCGGTACTATCTGGGATTTGGAGAAGTACGCGTTTTCAGAAAAGGTAGATTATGAAATCATCGAGAGATTTTATTCCGTCCTGCTTCTGGAAGCACAGAATAAGAACGTAGATAGTTTCTTTCGATATATTGAGCGGAAAAGAGACCCGAAGGAACGGTTTTATATGCCAAGACGCAAACAGTTCTTGAAAATCGGTCTAGTGGACGCGCTGCAAGGGATGATTGATGATAAGTACGATATCCTGTGCATAAGCCTAATTCCCGGCGCAGGAAAAACCACCATCGAGAAATTTTTCAACGCTGCAATTATCGGTTGGTATCCAAAGGACTTTAATCTGTTTTATTCACACAGTGGCGATATTACTAGAATGTACTACGATGGTGTGTACGATATTGTCACGAACATAGACGATTACGCATGGAACGAGATATTTCCTAACCTACACGTTACCAGTACAAACGCAAAGATGGAGCAGTTTAACGTAGGAAAATATAAACCATTCCCTTCTGTTCAGTGTACATCCGTAGGCAGTAAAAATGCCGGTAAAGTAAGGGCATCGAAATTTCTACTTGTGGATGATATGATAGGCGGTATCGAAGAAGCAATGAACCCTATGATACTTGATAAAACTGTGGAATAAATACGCAGTCGATGCGAGACAGAGAAAAATACAGGATTCCGAAGGAAAAAACTGCAAGGAAATACATATTGCTACACGATGGTCTGTGCATGATGTTATCGGGCGTATTCAAAATATGTATGAAGGAAATCCGAGGGTTAAAACCATAGCTGTACCTGATATTGACCCGATTACGCAAGAAAGCAATTTCGATTATGAATTTTCGGGGTTCACAAAAGAATTTTTTGAGGACCAGCAGTTGTTGATGGACGATATTTCGTATCGTTGTCTGTATAAGCAGGAACCCATTGAGCGTGAGGGATTGGTTTTCCCTGAAGACAAGATACGAAGATACCTAAATCTCCCACATGGAGAGCCGGAAATTATTACTGCACAGTGCGACACGAAGGGAAAAGGAACAGACTATTTTGTTCTGCCAATCCTGCAAAAATACGGAGATGACTATTACTGTGTTGATTGTGTATGCGATAATACCGCAGATTATGAAATGCAATATGAAAACGCCGCAAATGCTATTGTCAATAATGGAGTACAGGAGTGCGAATTTGAGCGAAACGCAGGCGGAGACAGGGTTGCTATGGAAGTGAATAAGCGTGTAGAGGCTAAGGGTTGGATTTGCAATATTACAGATACGCCTACCGAAACGAACAAAGAGGCAAGGATTTTCCAGTGTTCCAACTGGATATTGCAGCACGTTATTTTCAAGGATGAATCCATGTATTCCCCGAAAGAGCCTTACGGAGTAATGATGTCACTTTTGAAACGATATTCTGTAAGTAGCAAGAAACAGCTTGATGACGTTCCGGATGTTTTTTCAAACTTTGCGGTAAGAATCACAAAGGGAAATAGGATTGCAAAAGTAGAGGCAACCATAAATCCGTTTAGAGGGGGCGTATATTATTGACAAAGGAAATTCTAAAGCAATACACAGACCTTCAACAAGAATGTGCCGAGGTAAGAGAAAAGATATCGATTCTTGAGCAGCAGATTATAAAAATAGAGCAGGAAGGAACGGTTCTTGACAAAGTATCTGGCGGTGTTGGCGGCTTGGAAACATTTGTCATTGAAGGCTTCCCCTATCCAGAATATAACAGAAAGAAAGCGTTGCTTTATTCAAGGAAAGCAACATTATGCGAACTTGAATTAGAGTTGTTGGAAACGATAAACAAAGTTGAAGCGTTTATAGCGGATATAAAAGATAGCCATATGAGGCGAATTATCCGTCTTAGATTTATTGATGGTCTTTCTTGGGCTGATGTTGCAAGAAGGGTTGGAGGCAATACTGAGGATAGTGTAAAGAAAATGTTTTATCGTTTTCTCGAAAATTAGAAAGTTGTCCTAAATGTCCCGAAAAAGTGTGGTATATTTAGAATAAAGAAATATGCAAGCAGACGAACACCGATTCTTGTCGGTGTTTTTTGTTTTGTTTTTTATCGGGAGGTGCCGCATGAGTAATAGAATGACACTCCAAGAGATTGTTCGTGGGAATTACGGCAGAAAAATTGCATACACGAATGTAGAGAAAATAACGCCAGAGAATATCGTTTCTGTAATCGGAAAGTGTATCGGAGTTTTCAATGCAAATAAAACGGTCATTGAATACCTTTGGAATTACTACAAGGGAGATCAGCCGATACGTTACCGCAAAAAGGTTGTCAGAGACGATATCGTGAATAAGGTTGTTGAAAACCACGCATATGAAATTGTACAGTTTAAGGTCGGGCAAACATACGGCGAACCCGTGCAATTTGTTAGCCGCAAGGATGATGAGCGGATAAACAAAGCTGTAGACATTCTGAATGATTACATGGTGGATGTTGATAAACAGTCAAAGGATATTAAGTCTGGAGAATGGCAATCAGCAACAGGTACATCGTTTAAAGCTGTGCAGTTTTCGGACGGAGATATTAAATTTCGCATTGTATCCCCCACTCCGCTGAACACATTTGTAATTTATAACGCAAACACAGAAGAACCGATTTTGGCGGTGCAGGAATCGAAGGATAGGAACGGAAAAATGTATAAGAGGTGCTTTACGGAGACACATTCCTGTGAAGTACATTTTGATTCTTCCGTTACAGATTGGAGACTTCATGCTTTTGGCGGTATACCGATTGTGGAATACCCTAATAACCATGAGCGGTTATCTGATATTGAACTTGTCATTGACATTCTGGATTCCATTAACAATATGCAGTCGAACCGCATGGATTCCATTGAACAGTTTGTGCAATCGTGGATAAAATTTGTAAACTGTGATATCGATTCGGAAGAATTTGGAGAAATGAAAATGCTGGGTGCATTGGTTGTTAAGTCGAACAACGGCGAAAACAAAGCCGATGTCGATATTATGACACAGGAGTTGAACCAGACCGAATCACAGGTTGCAAAGGATGACCTATGGGACAACGCCCTTTCCATTCTCGCCATTCCGAATAAAAACAACAATAACTCTGGCGGAGATACGCAAGGGGCGGTGCAGCTTCGTAACGGTTGGGATTTCTCAAAGACGAGAGCGAAGCTGAAAGACCCCATTGTAAAAGCGGCAGAGAAACGCCTTGCAAAGGTAGTGCTGAATATCATCCGTATTAAGCATGAGGACTTAGGAATTACTACAAGGGATTTTGATGTGCAGATAAACCATAGTCCGCAGGACAATATGTATACAAAATCGCAGACACTCTATCAACTGCTACAGGCAGGAATACACCCTCTTATCGCAGTTAAGACTGTTGGCTTATGGGGAGATTCCGAAAAAACCTTCCTTCTTTCTAAACCCTACATGGATGCTTTGTGGCAGACAGCAGAAGAAAAGGAAGAACAGGAACGTAAGGCAACGGAGATTGCAAAACAGTCTCAAATGGTTGCAGAAGAATAAAGAGGTGGTTTCATGTCAAGAATCCCAAATGACGAATTGCATACAGAGAAAATTGTATATGAAACCTATTTCGGCGAAATGGAAATATCTGACGAAGAAAAGAAAGAACGGCTTGAGCTGGCAAAAGAACTTGAGCCGATTTTTATTTCTTTTTTTTATGCTTTTTTGGAACAAGGAGAAATCGAAGAAGATTTCATTCAAAGTCTTTCCGCAGAATACGAAAAGGCGGCGTTGAAGTTTCTAAAGGTCAGAGAGCCGCCAGCATACATAAAGGAATACTCGGAGAAAATCACAGAAGATATTATCCGAACAACAATTGAAAATAAGGATACGCCCTACTTTACATCTGTTGAGCGTGCCATGAATATTGCGGCAAATGAAGCGAATACCATTGGCAACTACCGAGAATACACCAGAATGGTTAAGCAAGGTTATAAATACAAAACATGGATAACCATGAATGATGATAAGGTGCGGCATACACACGCAGAATCGAATGGATATAAAATCGGGATATTCGATTCATTTCAAATAGGTGCATCCGAAATGTCCTTCCCTCGTGACTACTCTTTAGGGGCGAGTGCGGAAGAAATTGTAAATTGCAGATGTAGCCTGAAATACACGAAAACTTAAACAGTCCTTATGGGCTGTTTTTTGTTTATAAAAATTAAGCAGCTATGCGGTAAATAGCAAAACTCAGCAGGTGCGACCTGCGGTAACAAAAGCGTGAGTAAATGACAGGAGGTAATCACATGACAAGAGAACAGGTATTAAAACTTTTTCCAGATGCTACGGACGAGCAGATTACAAATCTGTTAAACCAGAGCAACAAGGAAGTGCTGAACGAAAAAAATAAAATCGCACAGTACAAAGAACAGGCTGAAAAAGCCGCAGAATTGCAGGAAAAACTTGATAAGTTTGAATCTGATGGACTGACAGAAGTCGAGAAAGCCAATAAAGCATTGGAAACAGCAAATGCAAGAATCGCAGAACTGGAAAAGGCACAGACATTGGCTACACAGAGAAATGCCGCAGTTGCGAAATTCAAAGTAACCGCTGAACAGGCGGCACAGATTGTCAAGGATGATGGATCTTTCGATTATGATGTTCTCGTCTCCGACAACCCTTGCAAACAGATTATCTCTGATAAAGAAACGGCTGCCGCAAAAGCCAAAGAGGTGGAGATTGCAAACAATTCCCCTAACCCTAACGGCAGTAATGGCGGCGGCGAAACACAGACGGAGGCTGAAAAAATCGCAAAAGACATCGGCAGTAAATGTTCTGATGCAAATAAAACGGCAGAATCCGTATTGAAAAATTATATGTAAGGAGGATGAAAAAATGAAGTTCAAAGAATCAAGCGTAACTACGCAAAAGGAAATTTTGAAAAGAAAACTCGGTGGTGAATTGTTCACTCCTGTCACTTTGGACGCATCTGCGTTTGCAGATGGTGTTTGCAAGGCTGGGAATCCTATTTCCTCAGAGGGGAAAAAGGTAAATGGTGGAAGCGGTGATTCGGCGGCAGTCGGTATTTGCTGCTTTATGACGTGTATGATTCTAATCCTAACGGAACTATCATCAAGGCTTTTGCTTGTGTAAACGAAGCAAATGCGAACGCGAACGCAGGAATTACGATTGCGGAGGCGGTAAAGACGGCACTGCCACTGATTGTATTTGAATAAGGAGGTGCAAAAGGAATGAATATTAGAGATGTATATAACGCAAAGGCGATTGCCCTTGTGCAGACAGAGGTTGCGAGTAACAGAATCCCCTATCTGGGTGAAGGTCTGTTCCCTGCAAAAAAGAAAATGGGTCTTGACCTGAAATGGATTAAGACTTCAAAGGGTTTGCCTGTTTCTCTGTCTCCTTCTAACTTTGATGCAGTTTCTACACTGAGAAGTAGAGAAGGATTTAAGATGACTGAGACAGAAATGGCGTTCTTCCGTGAATCCATGCTTGTGAAGGAAATTGATGAACAGGAAATCATGCGTGTGCAGGATGCAGCAGACCCATACGCGCAGGACGTATTAAGCAGAATCTTTGACGATGCAAACACTCTAATTGAAGGTGCGATGGTTGTGCCAGAGAGAATGATTATGCAGTTGCTTGCACCATCTGACGGTTCTCCTAAAATCTCTATACAGGCAGATGGTGTTACATACGCATACAATTACGACCCTAACAACGATTACAAAACAAACAACTTTGCAGAGTTGTCTGGGGAAACTGATAAATGGTCTGATATTGAAAACTCCGACCCTCTTGAAGATGTTTCTAATGGGCTGGATTCTGTTGAGGCTAAAACAGGCGAAAGACCTTCTATTATGATTGTTTCCAGAAAGACTATGGATTATCTGAAACAGAATAAAAAAATCAAATCTGCAATTCTGGCGCAGAATGTAACGGCAAATATCTTTATGAATGATAACAGAGTGAAGGAACTCTTTTCTTCTGAACTTGGGGTAAATATCATTGTTTACTCTAAACAGTACAAAAACGAAGAAGATGTCGTTGCCAAATTCTATCCAGATGGTTTTGCAACACTGATTCCTAACGGCCCACTGGGTAACACATGGCGCGGTACTACACCAGAAGAGCGTACTCTGATGGGAAGTAAGGAAGCGGATGTATCCATTGTCAATACAGGCATTGCGGTTGCGGTAACGGTTTCTAATGACCCTGTGCAGACAAAGACAACCGTATCCGAAATTGTACTGCCCTCTTACGAGAGAATGGACAGCACCTATGTTATTAAGTGCTACTAAAAAGGAGGTCGGTTAAATGAAATTCGACCATAAAGTGAAGCATAATGGCATCTGGTATGAGCCTTTTGAGGAAGTACCAGATACTGACGGAAAGAGAACTTATACAAAAAGCGAAATTGCAAAAATGCCTGTCAATGAACTACGGCAGTTGGCGTTGACCGTAGGTGTTGAGGGTGCAGAAGAAATGAACGGCACAGAACTGAAACATTATCTCCTGTCCGTATTCGGATTGTAAAGGGGTGATTGCTTATGGCTGATTACAGCATTTTGGAACAAGTGAAAATCAGACTGCGGCAGTTTCACGTTGACGAGAATGATACTGTGGTATTCGACAACAAGGAGGAAAATCCACTTTTGAACCAACTGATAGAGCAGGCGAAAAAAGAGATTGCCATAAAGCGTATGTATCCAGATACATACTCGGAGGATGATATTGCGGAGGATTTGAAAAGGTTTGAGAACAATATCGTTGACTTGGCAGTCTATGACCGCTCACAGGCAGGAGAAGCCTATATGGCAAGCTATTCTGAAAACGGAGTGAGCCGTTCTTGGAAGAATAGAGAGGATTTGTTCTTTGGCGTATACCCGTTTGTAAAGGTTCTTTAAAGTGGTTAAAGCAAACCAGCTTTAGTCGTTTTTAGTGCGTTGCCGTTTCAAAATGTTAAGTATACTTTCAATAATTCTATAGAATTATGAAAGTTTGAGCGAAAATAAATGAAATTTCATTAAATTTTCTACTTAATTTCAATTAAATTCGATAGATTTTAATTTATTGGAAAACGGCAGCAGGGGCGCATCGTATTATGTGGCGGTGGGCTGATGCGCAATTATTAAGAAGAAAAGGGGGGAGAAAGGCGGTACAGAAATGCAAGTCGAAATAGCATACCTCATAAGTATAGTATCTTTGGCATTTTCCGTCTTTTTCGGGTTGAAAAGTAGCAAGCATACAGACACAAAGGATATTGAGGAGCGTGTGAAGGATAACACCAGAATCAATATGAAACTGGATGCTATCGCAGGAACAACACAGGAAATAAAGTCGGAAATATCCACAATGAGAGAAGAAATCAATAAGCACAATGATAAGATTATCAAGTTGGAGCAGAGCCTTAAATCTGCACATCATAGGCTTGATACTCTTGAGGAACGAATGAATCATGAGTAGGTGGTTTCAAATGCTCGATATTAACAGACAAAAGATGTTCTATGCAAAGCAAATCGGTCAAGTCCCTGTCTATGATACGGACGAGGATGGGAATTTGAAATACATCACTGTGGACGGAAACCAAGTGCCGATAGAGACAGGGGAATACACAATGGGATACGATGTACCAGTTCCATTCTATTCTTCAATCAGCAACAAATTGAGCGAATCTCTTATCAAGGAGTTTGGCGTTGATAATTCAACAAATTTCGTTCAGATTGTCGATGACAAGGGAAAACTTCCTTTGTCTGTCGGGGACTTGGTGTGGAAGAAATCAGCGGTGCAGTATAAAGCGGCAATGGTCGATAAGACAAGCTGCGATTACATTGTCAAGGGCGTTGCGGATGAAGGTCTGACGGTTGATTTGTTTCTTTTGCAAAAGAATGTAAAGTAGGTGCAGTATGGAAAATAAAAATGTAAATGTTCTTGGAGAGAAGTATTCAATTATGTTTGTGGATGAATATCCGGAACGGTTTTCGGATTTTGAGGAATCGGCGGATGCCTTGTGCAATTTCTATGACAAAGTGATTTATGTATTAAATCCAAAAGAAAAAGACCTAACGGAAGATGGGAAAATCAACTTAAATAAAAGGAAACTTAGGCATGAGATAGTCCATGCCTTTCTTTTTGAAAGTGGTTTATCTTCCAATACACATGGGATTTATGGTGCATGGGCTGAGAACGAGGAAATGGTTGACTGGATTGCAATACAGTCTCCGAAAATATTTAAAGTGTTCCAAGAACTTGAAATTTTGTAGGTGGTTCTATGTCTAAGAAAATATCAATCAATATCATGTCCAATAAGTCCATCCAGAACGCCGTAAAAGAGGTTGAGAACTACGCTTATGAATTGACCGATAAATGTAACCTACTTGCGAAAAAACTCGCTCAAATCGGCGCACAGACCGCCAAAATGAAGGTTGCTCAATACGATGCTGTTTATACAGGAGAACTTCTTAGCAGTATCAATTATGAGCAAGGGGCGGTTATTAAAAAAGGTGCAACGTGGATTGTGTACACTGGATGCGTTTGGGCAAAATTTATTGAATTCGGTACAGCCGTTGTCGGGAAGGAAAATCCGCATCCCGATATTGGCATTGTTGGTTGGAAGTATGACGTAAATAATCATGGAGAAAAAGGATGGTTTTACTTTCGTGACGGCGAATGGCACTGGACAAAGGGTATGCCCTCTCGCCCGTTTATGTATGAAACTTCCATAGAATTAGCAGAAAAGATTGCGGAAGTTGCAAAGGAGGTGTTTGGTTGAGTGATAATTCATGGGCTTATGACCTTGGAACGGTTGTGTTTTCAATCGTAAAGGCGAAAGCCAAGCCAAAATTGGAATCGAAATTTCCAACTGTATACTTCACAAGCAACGGAAAGAAATTAAGTGATGCCATCTTCCCTACCGTCTATATTCATCGTATGGCGGCGGCGGAACGTGGAGCAGACCTTGAGGGACTTTCCATCAACGCAACCTTGGAAACCTTCCAAGTCGATGTATTCACAAACACAAGCCAGTCGGATGTAGGCAGAATAATGTCCGTTGTAGCAGACGTATTCAAAGAAATGCGGTTCAAGGTTATTGCCCTTCCAGAATTTAATGAGGGGGATACATACAGAAGTACCGCAAGATTCCAAAGAGCAATAGGAGCAAATGACAGTTTAACGTGATAAAGCCTAAACGGGCTTTATTTTTTTATGCAAAAAAAGGAGGAATGAAATATGGCAGTAGCAGGTATTTCCAGTTTGGGAATCACATTCGGTTACGGTGTGGAAACCACAGCAGGAACAAAACCAACGAGTTTTAAAAAGCTGACAAGAATAAATACTATCGGCGGCATTACCATTGAGCCAGAACAGATTGACGCTTCTGCGCTGGAAGATGAAATTACAAGATACGTTAAGGGTAGAGCTGACACAGGCGGCTCTTTCAATATCACAGTAAACCTTACTGACGATACAAGAAAAGAATGGGAGAATCTGATTACAGAATACAAGGGTTTGACAGGTGGCAAAAGAATGTGGTTTGAAACAATCGTTCCTGGTTTTGAAAACTCTTTCTTTGTTGTGGCACAGCCGCCCGAACAGATTCCACAGCCAGAAATCAGCCAGAACGAACTTTTGACAGTTGAAATGCCGCTGACGATTGAGGAATATAAGGGCATGGATACCACGGTTGCGTTCACGGGGGAATAAAACGCTATTCGCAGAATGAACAGGCTGTGACGGATAGCGAAGAAAACGCCAATTCAGCCGAATATTACTACTAATAAAACTTAAAGGGATGGAGAAAGACCCATCCCTTTTTTATTTGTTCAGAAAAAGGAGATATGCAAATGAAAAACTTTACCATTAACAGAAAAGTATATAAGGCAAAAGAATTTGATTTTAACCTTGTTTGCGACTTGGAGGATGAAGGTATTTCTCTTGAGGTCATGCAGGATAAACCTATGTCTATGATGAGGGCGTATTTCGGTATCTGTGCTGGCATTGGCAGAAATGCGGCTGGGGAAGAAATGCAGAAACACATTGTTTCCGGTGGAAGTTTTGAGGAAATGGCAGAAGCTATGTCTGATGCTATGGAACAGTCTGATTTTTTTCGGTCTGCCAACAAGACAACGGAAGCGGAAACTGCGGAAAATCAGAGCGAAGCGGAATAAGAAAAAACTACAAATCGTTTCGTGAGTTGTTGACTGCTGAATGGTTCCCACAGGCATACTCTATCGGGGTTTCGTGGGATGAATTTTGGAGAATGAATCCAAGGATATTATCTGCGATTGCAGAGGGATACAACCAACGTGTCAGAAACGCAGATTACATGAATTGGATAAACGGTCAGTATACGCTTGCCGCCGTCACTGTCGGCGTAGAGCGAAATTTGGCAGGAAGAAAAGCGAAATCCGAATATCCAAAAAATCCGTTCTTTGAAGAAATCGAAAAGCAGAACAAACCTCTTTCTGATGAAGAATTGCAAAAGCAGCGTGAATTGTTTGTTGAGCGTTTGAAAACCATGCAGTCTAACTTTGAAATCTCTCACGGAAAGGTGGTGGAAATGAATAATGAGTGAAATAGATAAACTTGAAATAAAGATTGTTGCGGATGCCGCCGATGCGGAAAAGTCTGTCAAAAAGCTAAGCAAGACTATTGAAGGTATCGGGAAAACAGGAGATTCTACAAAGCAAATTCGTGAAATTAAATCTGTTTTGGAGAGCATTAAAACGCCAGAAATAGAGATTAACGGCATAAAAGAATTTGCGAAACAAGCAAGAATCATAGCGCATAACTTTTCAAAAGCCGCAAAAAGCGCAAAGGAAATCGGTGCTTCGTTAAAAGGCGTGAATCTCGGACAACTCACAAAAAAGACAAAAAAAGAATCTGCACCTGTTGAAGATTATAGTCATTTGAAGGACATTCCTATTTTTGATATGGGCAAGCAGATTAACGGTAAGCCAATACAGGATGCCGCAAAATCTATGTCTGATTTAACGAGCGAAACGAGCAGTGCTGTTTCCGTTGCAGGACAGCTTGCTGCCACGATGGAACGTGTTTCTGAAAACGCTGCAAAAACAGACAGATTTTCCGGAATAGAAAAAGAGATTTCAAAAAATCTTGGCATGACAGGCGTTCTGGATATTGATAATGGGAAATTCGCTGAAACCATAGAGGAATCAAAAAGCCTTATCAATGGATTTAGAGTTGACTTAGAAAAACTCGGACTTAGCGAAATCAAATTTCCGGAAATCGAAAAGGCAGAACGAGAATTTAAAAATATGGAAAATACGGTTAGAGTTCTGACCGAAACCATAGAAGAATTGAAATCGTCTGGTGCAAATGCAAAACAGTTAAAGCCGCTTGAAAAGCAGTTGGAGAGAATAAGCCAAAAATCAAAAATAGCAAATCTTAATCTGAAAGATACTATTGCACTTGCACGCTCTAAAATACCGAACATTCAAGAGGGTTTGCAGGAAAATCAGAGTAAAAAAACGCAACGTGAAGGAACGAGGAAACGCTCAAATAAATCTCGTGGTCGTTCATCCGGTGGGCTTTTTGGTCGATCTGGCGGTCGCAATAGTTTTTCTTTGCCAAAAATGGTTGGTATGTCTGTACTGTACTCCACTGTATTTCAGCTGATTGGTACCATACAGTCTGCATTTGCAGAGGGTATACAAAGTTTAGCGCAGTACAGCCAATCGGTAAACGCCAACATTTCCTCTATGATGTCCGCTTTAATGCAGTTGAGAAACGCATTTGCGGCGGCATTTGAGCCTATTCTTTCTGTTGTCGCACCCTACCTTGCTACTTTCATTAGTTGGCTTGCGAAGGCAATCAATATGTTGGGGCAATTCATTGCGGCACTTACGGGCAAAGGGTATGCGGTACAGGCTAAAAAAGTGCAGATGGACTACGCGAAAAGTCTGCAAAAAACGGCAGGGGGTTGATTCCAAGATAAAGGGTCTTGCTGACAGAGTAAAAGAAGCATTTAAAACGGGGGACTTTTACAGTCTTGGTGCTGATTTGGGGAAAAAATTACAAGATGCGCTCGGCAGTATCGACTGGGATGCAATATATAAAAAGGCAGACAAATTCGGAACAGGATTGGCAAGTTTTTTGAATGGCTTAATATCTCCAGACACTTTTTCTGCTTTAGGAGCAACAATAGCAGGAGCTTTGAATACTGCATTGCATTTCCTTGATTCGTTTGGCACTAAATTTGATTGGTCTAATTTCGGGCTGTCCATAGCAGCTGGAATTAACACGTTTTTCTCCACTTTCGATTTTGTCCTTGCCGCGGATACGGCTAATAAATGGATAAACGGTATTTTAACCACATTGATAAAAGCCGTACAGGGTACAGATTGGGCAATGATAGGAGAAAAAATTGGAACATTCATAAAGGAAATTGATTTTGTCACCATTCTGTCCAATATCGGAACACTGATATTTGAAGCAATAACAGCGGCACTTAAAGCGTGGAATGGTTTTGTTGATGTTGCGCCGATAGAATCAACTATCATAGCCGCTGTTGCGTTATTGAAGTTTACTGGTCTGGGTGCTTCAATAGCCAAAGCAATCGCAGCACAGATAGCAGGCTCGGAGATTGTTACTGGTATAGGAACTGCTATTGCTGGTCTTGGACCGAAGATTGCAGGATTTATATTAAGTCCTTGGACGCTTGCCATAGGGGCGGCTATATTAGCCGTTTTTATGACTATAAAGCATTGGGATGAGATAAAAGAGTTTCTTGCGAAGTTGTGGGATGGTATTAAGAAAACAGTAGTCGAAGTATGGGACTCTATTAAAAATTTCTTCAAAACAACATGGGATGAGATTGTAAGCTACTACCCAGAGAAATGGAATGAATTAAAGACGGCAACCTCTGAATTGTGGGAAGCCGTCAAAACAACCATTTCTGAAAAATGGACTGCAATTAAGAATTTCTTCACGGAAACAATACCGCAGATTATAAGTGATATTGTTGGTTGGTTCTCTGAATTGCCATCTAAAATTGGCACTGCAATTTCAACTTTAATATCCTCCATCTTCCCTACATGGGGAAATGATATCTCAACTTGGATTTCATCTTCAATACCAGAAAAAATCAAAATGATTATCGACCTGTTTAAAGGAATACCACAGGGCGTATACAATGCCGTAACATCCATGGGACGCACGATTGAGAAAATCGGCAAATGGATGTGGGAGGGCATTAAAAAAGGTTTGCTTTCTTTAGTGCCTTCTGGTGTGAAGGAAGTTGTAAGTGGAATACTTAGTGGCACAAAGAGCGCGGCAGAAATCCACTCCCCATCCAAACTGTTTAAACGAGAGGTCGGTGCTTATCTGGGCGCAGGTATCGTTGAAGGTATGGAAGAATCTGTCAAGGGCGCAGGCAGTGTTATTGATGAAATCGTAGACAAAGTATCTGGCGGTGGTAGCCTTGCACCTGTTGTATCGATTGAAGCACCAGACATTTCACAGTGGAACGAAGTATGGGACATTACTCGTGCAAAATTTAGCGAAACGAAAGCCGCTATCACATCTGAAATGCAGAACTTCTACACACAGATAAACGCACTGTCATTGACATTTGGAAACACGTTCAAGACAAGCATGAGCGAATACCTTAACAAAACCTATGACGGCATTTACAACACGTTTGATGCTATCAGACGGACCTTGCAGCAAGTTTCTGACGAGGTCACAAGGATGCTGAACCAGATGGTTTCGGACGCAAACTCACTGGCAGGATTGACTGGTAAAAAATACAGTCATGTCGGCGGCTACACCATGCAACAGGCGCAGCGTTTCAATATAGAAATGTTTGCGAATGGCGGTTTCCCTCGGTCTGGCGAATTGTTTGTTGCAAGAGAGGCAGGACCGGAACTGGTCGGAAGTATTGGCGGCAAAACAGCCGTTGGCGGCAATGACCAGATAGAACGTGCAATTTTCAATGCCGTTTTAACGGCTATGTCACAGGCAATGGCGAACGGCAGCAGTCAGCCAATCGAACTGAACCAGAAGATTGAACTGGATGGTGACGTTATCTATAACAATCAACAAAGAGTATCCGCAAGACGAGGGATCAACTTTGGTCTTGGTGCATTTCAAAGGTAGGTGGTTTTTGTGGCAGTAATCAAATATAACGGCACAGAAATTACCTGCCCTTCTGTGCAGGAATACGAAGGTCAACAGTTGGTTGACAGCGGCAGAAATGCAAATGGCGTTGTGGTAGCTCAAAAGATAAACCGCCGCCAAGTGAAATTGACATTGGAGTGGAAGGTTATTTATCCAAAGGAATTGCAGAAGATTTTGCAGCTGGTCGAAACTTTCATAGGCGAAGTGACCTATTATGACCCGAAGGAAGGGAAATTCATCACAAGGGAAATGTATTGGGGAGATTATTCCGTTTCTACATATTGGGTGTCCGAGAATGGCACACCGAAAATGTTTACAGGTCTGAAAGCCTCGCTTATAGATACAGGGAAGTAAGGCGGTGGTTTTATGTATCCGGTAACAGCAAAATGGAAAGAGGAAACAGAGCAAACGCTCCGCAATCCTTCTTATGTGAGAATTGTATTTGGCGTGACAGACCCAGACGCACCCGGCTTGAGTACACAAACAGATAACGGTCATTTGCCGTACAGCGATGTTGACAGCGTGGATGTTGGCACAACCGCCCCATCCACCTATCAGACGTTGGAGCGAAATAGATTTATTCTGGACGGAAAGAACCCTCTGCCGCCAGAGAGCAACCCCATCTATCAGGGATATGCAGGATTGACAATCAGCGGCGATGCAGGGGCATACACTACAAAGCCGCTTGTGAAAATTTCATTCGGCGATTATGTGCAGTTTCCCGGTTTGACCTTCCAGTTTGATGACAGCATGGGTGATTACCCGAACAGTTTTCGGATTCTGGCAAAGAAAGATTCTGTATCTGTATTCGATAAAACCTACTCGCCTGATACTACATATTGGGAAATGGCAGACCAGATTCCGTTATACAATGAACTGTCCTTCTATTGGCTGAACTCAAATATACCACATCGCAGGGCGAGATTGCTTTCCTTGACATACGGCTTGGTCAGCCGATTGGGTTCAGATGATATTGCAAGCTGTTCCTCAACGAAGGAGATTGACTTGCTTTCGTCCAAGATTCCAAAGCAGGAATTTGAATTTACGCTGATTGATACGCAAAGAAGATATGACCCAGAAAACCCATCGGGCTTATGGGAATATCTGGAAAGCAGACAGCCTGTCAATTACCAGTACGGCTATGAATTGTCGGACGGCTCTATCGAGTGGATACCTTGGGGCTTGTCTTATTCTACAGGCGATTTTGATGTATCGAAATCTGGAATTGTGGCAGAGGTCAGCGTAAAGTGTGCGGGTCTGGCAGACCATTTGACAATGACTTATGACGAGGGCGTGTATTCGGCGGCAGGAAGAAGTCTGTTCGACCTTGCGACAGATGTTATGAAATTTGCGGGATTTGAGAATACAATCGAACTGGATAATGCGTTGAAAACAATCTACACGCACAATCCCCTGCCATCCTCCAAAGTGAACGAGTGCTTGCAGCTGATAGCAAATGCAGGGCGTTGTATCATGAACCATAGCCGCGGCGGTTATATTCAGATTTTGCGCGAGAATGACAGCGCGACAGGATTTGATATCAACTTCGACAAAATGACGGATACGCCCACCACAACGAAGATACCGCCCCTTCGCAACCTGTCGGTGGAGTATAACTCCATCAAGGTCAACTCGGAGGTAACGGCGGCGGTCAATGCGGCTGAGGTATCGTCCAACGTGGGGCAG